TGGCAGGAGTAGTAGCACTAGCTCCTTATCGGAAGAATAACTTTCCGACCTTCGTGGAAGTACGTCGACGCGCGGTCTCGAAACCGAACGTTGGCGTTAACTCTCGGAGATGCCAGTCTTTTGAACTAGCGTCTGGATAAGACGCACCAGATACAGAAAGGAGCATAGCCCCTATAGCTGCGTGGTAACGGCTCATCGCACGGCGGATAGGTTGTTCGACGAGATGTCGAGTGATCCAACCTTCCACCTGCCCTTTGCAACGTCGAGGCAGAATCCCTTTTGGGGACTCTGCTGACCGACGAAGCACATCCTGCAAGTCGAGGATGACGAAACCCCCATCGCCGAATCCATCCGGAATAAAATATCGTTCCAGTGGATCGGTCTCCTCGATCAAGTTTTCACAGACCGAGGAGAAGAGACCCGGGCCGAAGCCCTGGTCCCAGCGTAGAAGCTGGTTATGGAGGAAGTAAGATTTTCCCCCCAAGCCCTCGCGGGCGTAGAGGGGAGTGCAGAGAGCTCCCTTGAAGAAATCCTTTCCGCAACTTTCGCGAAAAGGACCTGTGAGGAACGTCTTCTCTCGATTCAGAGAGAAGCCGCAGAACGATAAAAGATCGATAAGATCTTCCACCTTCTCGAGAGGCGCGTCGACGGCAAGATCATCTCCGTAGACGCATCGGTCACTGTCAGCTATGCCGACAGCCCAAATTAGAGAGCAGAAGATTAAGCTCTCAAGCTCGAAGGTGTAACCGTTCCCCATCGAAGAAAACTTCTCGTAGGTATGAAGCTCGCCGTCCAATGTAAAGGACGAAGAGCGACATAACTCCATAGCATGGAGCCAATCCGAGGGTAAAAGCTCTCGGACCAACTCCAAAGCGATGGTATCACTGGCAGAAGCCAAGTCGAGGGTTTTCCAGTTGGTTGTATCCTCGTAGCGCAAAGAACCGAGGTAGGCCGCCGCTTGATTAAGGAGTTGATCGTTGAGATCAATCCCCACAGAGCGGAGCCGACGACGAATCATACCTCCCAGACCGAGTTGGGCGTATCCGTTGAGGATAGGCTCGACAGCAATCGGGCGGTCCGTCTTTGCGTTCTTCGGGACGAAGTCTACCTTGTTCCCGGCAACGATACTGGGCTCTTCCCTAGAACAGGAAAGAGTCCATAGCCGGGAGCTGCTCAGAATGTACCGAGCGAGCGGGTAGAAAGTAGCCGTGCAGTCCGGGGAACTTTGAAGTTTCCGGTAATTCGATGTCCAATCGCCTTTTGTACTGAGCGTTGCGCCCGGTCCAAATCGCATCATGGAGAACCATTCGGTGGAATCAAATCTACCGAGGATCGAGCGGATCTTTTCACGTGCAGCATGAAGTTGCTTCACGCGGAGAGGAAATACTGCCTCACCTCTCTCTACTCGATAAGTTCCTCTGATGCGGACGTTGGTACGACGACATTCTGATTCCGCGTCCCAGAACTTCTGGGCTGCGACAGCTCGAGTGTCGATTCCGGTCCGTAGATACGGACACTTTTGAAGGAATCGAACGGCGAGGTAGTCTTGGCGAAAGGACCAAGGGTCAGAATAATCATCAGGGCTAACAGAAAGACCAAGGATGCTTTCATGATTTCCTTCCTTATATAGGGAGAGAATCTTGGCGGCAATGTCCCCAGGGATAGCTGATAGAACCTGCTGCACCCTCCTGGAGTAACGGAGGAGCTTCACCTTGCGGCTAGCGGACTTGGACGCTTTTGTAGTCGTCCCCTTCTGATATTGCATCATTAGGTCACCTAATCAGGTTACATGGCGGTCAAGGAGAAATTACGTTGGGAAATCTTGCGATTCCACAATGTCTTTCATCAAGGTTAGGGCGATAAAGTTCTTCGCCAGAGCGTAGATGTTCTTCTTGTCCTGCAATGATGCCTGGTTGGGAACAGTGAAAGTTCCGGTAGCCCAGCAGGTGTAGCCCACAGTCGGAGCCGGCTGGATGCCGGTCGACGTGGTAGGTGCGGTCGTGGCCAATGTCGGGACCGAGAGCTTCCAATTCACCTTGTAAGACCCATCAACTTCCTTTTGCCAGCGGTCGGAAATCTCAATCGTCGGATAGGCTACGGTTATACCGGGAGCCTTGTCCTTATAGATTGCGAGGTTCCGATCACGGGTGATCGGGTTGAATGTGTGACTAACAGGGGTGTTGGCGCCATCGGCGATGACGATGTTGAAAATTTGACCCATTACGTTACCTTTAGAGTTAAAGAGCCTTGCGGCCGAAAGTGGTCGCACAAAGTGCGATCGAGGAGGCCAACGAGGACCACTTGCGTGGATCCTTGAAGGTCGGAGCCGAAGCACCTGATGGCCAAGTAGACAACGAAGATCTCACGTAGTTCATAGCCCACGTCCGATCCCTCATAAAGGGACGGGTCGTATTGGGAATAGTCCAACGAAAAGACTCCGAGTGCGTCTGCTGGCTTTGGAACCCTCGCAGGAAAGTTAACCCTGCGGTGGCATCGAGCTCTTGAAGGTAGTCACCCACCCCCAAGAACCAATCAACGACAAAACTGAAAGGAACAAGTTCCCAGGCAGTTAAAGCCGGATTAGTGATCCCGAAAGACATCAGGTCGCGAGTTGTAGGAGACGACACTTTGTACCACACCTTCACCTGGACCTTTGTGGTCCCGGAAACGCTACCAGAAGTTACAGTAGCTTGGTATGATGCAGAGCGTGACTCTTTTAGAACCTCTATGAGAGGGTCGACTACATTCCCGCGGCGTCGGTGGAGGAACTCGACTCCTGAATGGATATCAGAAAGTAACGGTTTCCAACCGTACTGGTACTCCAGCCAATGGTCTGAGAGGGCTTTTAGACCCGCTCCCTTCATCGACTTAAACTTATTAAGGTCTTCACCACGGAATCCTAAGTGCTTCGCTGCATCAACAAAACGACCCTTACGGATCATTCTTGCTGTTGTTACAACGCGTAGGACCGTCTTCGAAAGCATAACGGCAGTTTGCTGCCGTTCCGCCCAAGAGACGCCGAAGTTCGCGTTCTCTCTGATTCGATTCAGAAAGGCACGATTGACATCTTCCTGTTGAACAGGTACGACGTATGGTGGAGACGAACCCTGAGGCACACCCAAATAACCGGCTGTGCCTTGCTTAACCACGTGATAGTAGGTATCCCCAAACTTATAGGGGACCTTCTCTATCGAAATCATTAGATCGGATCCGAGACGTGAAATGCTCAGACCGTTCTGGCGAGGTGGATAAGATGGCAGGTAAGCACCACTATAACCGGACAACGTTCCGAAATCTTGACGATACCGGAGATGTTGAACGTTAGACTTTACACCCGTACGGGTGTCGAGACTGTAGCAGTCGAAGAACTCCTGCTTATTATAGGGGTACTTTGCCATAAAGGGCCTTTCAACTCTCCGTGAGGAGATCCATAGTTGA